GTTGAACTCCAATTTTTGCAATATCAACTTGTTTAGCGGCTTCGATTTCTTTAGCTTTTATTATCTTTTCTTTTTCCATTTTATGTTGGATTGCACCAACAGTTTTTTCCGCAACTATTTTTGTTATTGGGTTACTAAGTAAACCGCCACCTAAACTTAATAATGGTTTTATAAATAATAATGGATTCATAAGTTATCTTCTTTCCATTTCTGAACATCAAAACTAGGACATTCTTTTTCTGAAATTTCATTGTGACCAATTATCTCTGCTTCAGGATAATTAGTTTTTATTTGTTTTACTAAATCTAATAGAGCAGTCCATTGCTGTGCAGTAAAATTATTTTCAGCAGAGTTATCTTCAGCCATTCCACCCACCATGCACAAACCAACACTTTTATGATTATATCCTCTTGCGTGTGAGCCAGTATCACGAATGCTCCTACCAAGTTCCACCTCTCCGTTTCTTCTTATTATGTAATGATAGCCAACATCTCTCCAACCCAAATCTAAATGCCATCTTCTGATTTCATTCAGCCCAATATCCATTGAGGGCTTTGTAGCCGCACAATGGATAATGAGGAAGTCGGTAGACTTTCTTTCTTCCATTAACTAAACCAAGCCACTACGACCAGTATTATTACAATCCAAGCTGGGATTTTGTAATTCAACCAGTTCCAAGCTATATCTAAATATTCCCAAATTTTATCCATGATTACTCCTTTACTTGATTTTCCTATAAGGATCGGTGCTAAGTTTTACAACTTTATCAGGTTGTTTATTTGCAATGATTTCTTCTAAATTGTTTTTGATATAATGAACAACATTTCCAACAATACTTTCTTTAGTCAAATCTTCAGCAATCTTTTCAAATGTATCGCCCTTTTCTAAATTTTTTGTAATAGAAATTGCGTGTGCTTTTGCTTCCCTATCAACTAACTGATCGAATGGTTTTATGTTTATTGCAAATAATATCGGTGTAATTCCGTTTGGAGTTGGAGCAAAACCAACTCTTGCGAAAGCTCTGTAATTATCAATATTAAGTTTTAATATTCTACCAATAAGTCTATTTGTTTCCATTTTTTAACCTCTCTATTTCTAGTTCGCAATAATGTATGATTTTCTTCAAATCTTCAATACCATTTTTATCTTGGTATCTTAAAACATACTTGATTATTACTCCCTGAAAGAAAGAGAGTTTGTTTTTTGAAATAAACTCAAAAGGTTGTATTACATATTTTTTTATATAATGGTTGCCACCAACTTGTATTCTTAATGGTTTCATGGAACAACTTTATTCCAAAGTCCTCCTTTATTCAAGACCATCGGTAGCAGTTTTGGAAATCCATCAATAATAATTCCAGTACCAATTATAGGTCTATCTTTAAATACTCTACCATAAGCCATAGCCATAGAATCTTTATCTACTAAACACCCAACCTGAAGTCCCCAAGTCAAAGCATCTGGTCGTGAAACATATTCTATTTTCATTTGGCTGTGATAATGCCCAGAGCAACAGCTTACGCCGTACTGTTGGACAAGTTTAGTTATATTTGAAACTTTACCATGACAGAAATATACTTTGCCGCTTGGAGTATCAATCGTTATATCTTCATGCCATTTCCAACCTTTTCCAACATCTAAAAAATCATTGTAATCTTTTATGTAGGCTTTAGGTATTCCAGTTGAAAAAGCTCTTCGATAGGCAAGGCTTCCATGATTAGAATGCACTAAATCCATTTTAGGAAATAATTGCTCCATCTCTTTTATAGTTTTTAAAGCTAATTTGTGTTCATCGCCAGCACTAGGTAAATCAGGATCGCTGTCGTGAAAACTCATTGCATGATGATCTAATTCATCACCAATATTAACGATCCTTGTTGGCTTGTATTTTTTTTTTATTGCCTTTAAAAAATCCATCATTTGTGGGTGATGATAAGGCATATGCTGGTCGCTTATGACCAGAATACATTTCTCCATAAGGTCTCCCCTCTATAATGTAATAATGTCTATAAATGATTTAACTGTTTCAGCAAATACAATCGTGAACATAAACGATAAAGCTAAAACAACTTTAGTTAAGATATTAATCTTATGTTCGATGGTATGAAGATGATTGTCTTTAATGGATTTTAAATCAGCCTCTATCAATGCAACTTTCTTATCTAGCCTTTGAATGGCTTCGCTATTTTTCTGACTTTGTGTTGCCATCTTTTAACTCTTCTATTTGTTTTTCAAGTTTCAAAATATATTGACCTTGTTCATTCAACTTTTGCATTGCAATCGCTAAAGCCTCTTCAGCAGACGGTTTTGGATCATTCATTTGCATTTAGTTGTTCCGCCACCATTGTTTTATATGCTTCAATGTGTTCATCAGTCCAAAATACCTCAGCCATTTTTTTTGCTTCCTCACAAGCATCTGACATATCATCACTTGGTGTATATGCCCTTCTCCAATACTTTCTAGATATTTCAATACCATCTTCTTCAATAACTGTATCAACACGAACTTGTATGTGTTTCCACTTTCCAACTAATTCACATTTCCCAGTTTCTTCTCTTTTTGTTAGTGCCATAATTTACTCCTTAATTTAATCACACGGAAAACTTACAAAGGCTTGACCAAAAGGTGTGACCATTCCTTCCAAGCCCTCTGCTTGTAGATGTGAGGTTGATCCTCCTGAAACAGTTGCAACAAATCTCATTTTAGATTCGTTGTCATATACAACTGACATAATCTGAACACCACTTGGTATTGTTGTACGACCAAAACTACAAGTACCAACAACTGAATTTCCTGATGCATTACAAACAAAGGGTAATCCAGTAAGAACAAAATTTCCACTTGAAGCAGTACCACTTGGGCTTGTTATAAAATGATTTACTTGTAAAGAAACCCAATCACCAATCTTTGTATAAAAACAAGCACCACCTCTACTTGATGTGGTAAAGTCTGTTCCCTCAGTTGTCGGTGTAACAGTAAATGTTCCTTGCTCATAATCATTTAAAACACTTCCAGATGCTGTTTCTCCAGTTCCAGTATCAGACTGAGCAGAAAAATCTACACCTTTACCAGTAGCTGGAACAACGTTCCCATCTTTTAATGTGAGTCCATCAATCGCCACTCCGTTTGCACTTGTACTCTCTGATATTGTATCAACGACAACTGCATTATCTTTTAGCTTTACTCCATCAATACTTACTCCGTTTGCTGAAGTGACCTCTGATATTGTATTTACTCTTAATTCACTCATAAATTATTCCTTTGGATATTTGTCTTTGATTGATTTAATTGTTTCTTTCCAACCTTCAATGCCATTGTGATAAATGTCATCTAATTGATCTGCAATTTTAGGATATTCTGTTTTTCTTTGCCTTTGATATTCATTTGAAACATACTCTGCATCAAGTTCTTTCTGTTTTGCCTTAATATCTTTTTCACTTATTTCAGGTGTATCATTATGCCAAGTAATTTGTTTATAATCTTCGCCATTAACAGATACCTCTGCATCAGGATTGATTGCGATAATAGCTTCAATAATACTGCTCATTGTAAAATCTCCATCAAAGTAATGTTAGTAGGAACACTTGCCCTATTACCATCTGCATCTGAAGCTGTACCTCCAATCATTATAACTCTACCTGAGTTAAAACTTTTTGTTTGCCATTTGTAAGTCACAGAGCTTGAAGAACTAGGACTATCTAAAAAATGATGTGATAATTGCTCTTGTTGTATATCTCCTTCATCTCCTGCTGGATCAGTATTATTACCAACAGAAACAGAAGTAGCTGATCCTGAACTATCTCCTATATTTATAGAGGTTGATCCTCTTAATAATATAAAATCAGGATAAGGAGATGCACTTGATCCCCAACACCAATTTGATATTACAAGTATTTTTGAACTTGTAGATGATGGAGTAATAGAAGCAGTAAAACCAGTAATATCAACATAGCTAGTGCTACTTGTTGTAAATCTATCTGTTTTGCTCACAGATACAACTTGAGATACCATTCCAGCATGATTAGTAATTTTTTGATCTTTTATAATAAGACTGTCTATGTTTACACCGTTTGAACTTGTTTTTTCTTCTATCGTATCTACTTTAATTTTTGATGTCATCTTACT